TTCTGGATCAGAGACAAGATCTCCCAGAACCCTAAGCGAGTCCGTACAAAGAAAATCAAATCTATCAGGAATTCTTCCACGTAGAAACAAGCAAGTTAACGAATCTGAGGAGCATACATTTGCGAATCACATGAAAAAACTTGCTGGCATTAAATAACAATATTTAAGGAGGTTAAAAAATGTCTATTATACAAACACTTACCGAAGGCATCGTAAACCGTGACATGAAGAAGGAAGGGTCTGCTCTTCTTTCCAAATGGGGAAAAACCGGTCTACTTGAAGGTCTTCAATCCGAGCACCAGAAGTCAACTATGGCTCGCTTGCTCGAAAATCAAGCAAAAGAACTTCTTCGCGAAGCTAACACTATGAGTGGTGGCGATGTTGAAGGTTTCGCTGCTGTTGCTTTCCCAATCGTTCGTCGTGTATTCGCCGGACTTATCGCTAACGATCTCGTAAGCGTTCAGCCAATGAGTCTCCCATCGGGTCTCATTTTCTTTCTTGACTTTACTTATGGTGAAGACTTGAATGGCGTTAATTCTCAACCAAGAACTCGTCTTGGTAACTCATCTGCTCAATCCATCTATGGTACCGACAAGCTTGGATCTGGCATCATCACTGGTGTTGATCTAGTAAATGCTACTACAAAAGCCGGCTTCTCTGGGCCTGGTCGTGATGGATCAACTGGTTATGCATATGCTTCACCAACTGGAAGTAATACTTCTAATGTTCCCGGTGGCGTAGCAACAGGAAGATCTCGTGTATTCTTGCTTGATGGCGCTGTTGGTGAATCTGATGCAAAAATGATTAAGTACGACCCAGATCTACTTTCTCTCACAGATAGCACTGTAGTTACCGTTGTCGATATCGCCAAAGCTTCTCACGCTAGTAGTGATGGAGATCCAGATTTTGATAATCTTTCTCCATTCTTGCTTAATGTCTCTGCTTCCGGTCAAATTACTGGTTTGGTTAATGTTACCAACATAGCACAGATTCGCCGCTTGACTGATAAGGTTGCTGCTGCAGACTCCCAACTTTCAGCTGAAAGTATTCGCTATGTTTTCACCGTTGATAGTAGTGCCGCAACAGTTGCAAACGCTTCAGCAGACTTGGCAACCCCCGCTCTTGCTGCAGGTTTTGAATATCCTCTCAAGGATACGGCTGGTGTTTCCACTGCTCCTGCTGGTGCAATTGATGCTTATCAAATGCCTTTGGAAGCAAATGCAGATATTCCAGAGATCGACATCAAGGTTGATTCAACTGCGATCACAGCACAAACCAAGAAATTGAAAGCAAAATGGTCTCCAGAACTTGGACAAGACTTGAATGCTTACCACAACTTGGATGCTGAGGTTGAGCTTACTTCAATCCTTTCTGAGCAAATTGCTCTTGAAATCGATCGTGAGATCCTTGCTGATCTTGTAAACGGCGCAACTGCTGCTACTTACTATTGGTCTCGTTCACCTGGATTGTTTGTAAATCGCGAAACTGGTGCTGAACTTGGTGCAATTTCTGCTGCTCCAGATTTCACTGGAACAGTAAGCGAATGGTATGAGACTCTCATTGAAACTATCAATGATGTTTCTGCTCAAATTCACCGTAAGACACTTCGTGGTGGAGCCAACTATGTTGTAGTTTCTCCTGAAGTTGCTAACATTCTAGAATTCACTAGCGGATTCCGTGCAAACGTAACTGCTGATGCTGACAAGGGTGAAATTGGCGCTGTTAAAACTGGATCTTTGAGTCGTAAGTTCGACGTTATCGTTGACCCTTACTTCCCACGTAATCTGATTCTCGTTGGACGTAAAGGAAACAGTTTCCTTGAGTCTGGATATGTATATGCTCCGTATGTACCTCTCCAAACTACTCCAACTATTTTCGGTGTAGAAGACTTTGTACCTCGCAAGGGTGTAATGACTCGCTATGCTAAGAAAATGGTTCGTCCTGACATGTACGGTCTTGTTATCGTTCGTGGACTTCTTGGAGAGTCTGGGTCCTAATCTAAATTAGATTAAGATTTTATGAACCCCCAACTCTTTGAGTTGGGGGTTTTTCTATTTATAGGAACTACTTATTACGTAATGGGCGAAAGCCCTAATAATTTATAAATTTTAAGGAGATTAAATTATGGCTAAAGTTGGAAGAGCGGCAAGAGTCGCAAGTCGTCAGAGAGTAGAAACAATTTCTGCTGATAAAACAATTGCAAGTGCTGAAACTGGTGAACTTTATTTGATAGGAGCAGCATCGACTGTAACTTTGCCGGCACCACAAGATGGCGCCTATTTTAAGTTCATTTTTAGTGCTGATGTTATTTCAGCTAGTGCACTGGTTATCCAATCTCATTCTGCTGGTTCAGGAGATATGGGTGGAGCTGTTAAGATTAGTGTTATTGGTAGTACTGGGGCCGCTACAGATCTCCCTGTTGCTGCTCAAAAGCTTCCTGCTGATGGGAAAGATAAAATTACAATTGGCGATACTGCAAAGAAAGTACATTGTGGTTCTGTTGTTGAGTGTGTAAGTAATGGCACCAATTGGTTTGTGACCGGTCATATTATTGCTGAACATGTGGACGTTTCTGCTGTATTTGGCGATCAATAATAGGTTAACCAATGGGTCGTAGATCAAAAAGAAAAAAGCTTCTTTTAAGAAAAGCCAACAAGGGGGTTGAACTTGATCCTCTTGAGGCTTCTCGCGTTGGACTTCAACAAATTGTTGACGAACAGCAAAAGGTTAAAAGAGAAGCAGAAGAAAAACTCCTAGCGGAAGAAGCCGAAAAACAACGCTTGATTGAAGAGGCAAAGAAAAAAGCCGAAGCAGAAAAGAAAGCATTGGAAGAAGCCGAAAAGAAAAAGAAAGCCGAAGCCGCTATGAAGAAAAAGAAACAAGTTGCCGAAAAGAAAAAGAAAGCAACAAAGCAAACCAAAGCCTCTGAATAGAGGCTTTCTCTTTATATAAACTATTTAGGTATGACACGGAGGATCATGAATGTCATTACCCACTTTAACACCAACTTCTCAAACATCCGCAATCATTTTGCCGATCACGGGAAACACAGATAATGTTGCTGCCGCCACACCTTTAGGTGTATATGATAGTTCTACAGAGTTTTTGTCTGGTGCTGCTGCTCAAGTTGCCTTTACTTATAAGCGATTAGGTGGAGACGTTTTAGATATTGAACTGACAGAAGAAAACGTCTATGCAAACTTTGAAGATGCTGTTTTGGAATATTCTTACCTTATCAACATCCATCAATCAAAAAACATTCTTGGTTCTGCGCTCGGAGGAACGACAGGTTCATTCGATCATACCGGCGAAATAACAACTGGTCCAGCGAATGCACAGCTTAAATACCCCAAACTGAATTTTGAGATTGCTTTTCGAATTGGAGATAAATTTGCAACAGAAGCCGGTATTGGCGGAACACAACCAATTTACTCTGCTTCTTTTGATAGAGTCTCGAAGCAACAAGATTATGATCTTCAAGCGATCCTAGAAGCAGATCCTACATATGGCTCAATCGTTGGTAACAAGAGAGTAAAGATTCGTAATGTATTTTATGTATCTCCTCGTCAGATGTGGAGATTCTATGGGTATTATGGTGGTCTTAATGTAACCGGTGATATGAATACATACGGTCAATATGCAGACGATTCCTCATTTCAAGTGATCCCTGCTTGGCAAAACAAGATACAGGCGATACAATATGAAGACCACCTTTACACCCGTACATCGCATTATAGCTACGAAGTTATCGATAATAAGCTAAGATTATACCCAGAACCAAGCAGTGTCTCTCCGGAGAAATTCTGGTTTCGCTTTACTGTTGACAATACAGATATTTGGGATGACGATGACGATAATGGTCAAGATGGAATCAACAATATGAACACTCTTCCGTTTGAGAATATTCCATACGAAAATATCAACTCAATCGGTCATCAATGGATCAGAAGATTCGCTCTTGCTCTTTCAAAAGAAACACTTGGCCAGATAAGAGGAAAGTTTGGTGGAAACGTTCCAATTCCTGGAGAGTCTATTACTTTAAACGCGTCGGACTTGTTGGGACAGGCTAAGGCAGAACAAGACGCTCTTCGCGATGAATTAAAGACAATACTTGACGAATTGACTTATAATAAGCTCTTGGCCACAGATAAAGAAATGATTGATAG